TAATGAATGGATACAATATCTTTGCAGCAGTCAAAGAATATCCAATCAATTACTTAATCATGGGTCCTGGCTTTAGTGACAGATTAACCACTCAAGCTAAAGCAAATCAATTAATTAGTCTTGCTGAGACCAGAAAAGATTGTGTTGCTGTAATTTCTCCACACAGATCTGCTGTAGTTGATGTTGCAAATTCTGATACTCAGACCGATAATCTCATTAAATTCTATGATGCTGTAACTTCTTCATCTTATGCAATCTTTGATAGTGGTTATAAGTATCAGTTTGATAGATTTGCTAATAAGTTTAGATATCTCCCATTAAATGCTGATGTTGCTGGTTGCCTTTGCAGAACAGTAATTACTGATTACGCCTGGTTCTCACCTGCAGGATCTAGAAGAGGAGTTATCAATAACGCTGTTAAACTTGCATTCAACCCAACACAAGCTCAAAGAGATCTCCTTTATGTCAAGAGAATTAATCCTGTAATTTATTCTCCTGGCTCTGGTATTATTCTCTTTGGCGATAAGACTGGTCTATCTTATGCATCTGCCTTTGATAGAATCAACGTTAGAATGCTATTCTTAACGATTGAAGCTGCAATTGAGAGAGCTGCTAGAGATCAACTGTTTGAATTCAACGATACTATCACAAGATCTAACTTTGTTAATATTGTTGAGCCTTACCTCCGTGATGTAGTTGCTAAGAGAGGAATTCTTGATTATAGATTAGTTTGTGATGAAACCAATAACACACCTGACATAATTGATGCTAACGAGTTTAGAGCTGACATTTATGTTAAGCCTGCTCGCAGCATTAATTACATCGGTCTAACCTTCGTTGCTACCAGAACTGGTATCAGCTTTGAAGAAGTAGTTGGAAGAGTTTGATTTAAATAATAGTAAAACAACGGAGTTAAAGAACAATGCCTTCGATTCAACAAATCCCAAATTCAGGATCTGACGGAAGATTTCTAGATAACTTCAAAGGAAGACTAGCAGGTGGTGGTGTTCGCCCCAATCTATTTGAGGTTGAAATTCCTTTCCCAACTGCAGCTCTTCCTACTGGAGTTAACGAATCCCAGATCAACGACAAAATTAGATTCCTTGTCAAAGCAGCATCATTACCTGCTTCGACAATCACCCCAATTCCAGTTCCTTTCAGAGGTAGAACTCTTCAAATTGCTGGAGATAGAACCTTTGAACCATGGTCAGTTACCGTTATCAACGATACTGACTTTGCTCTAAGAAATTCTTTTGAAAGATGGATGAACTTCATCAATAGAGTTTCTGACAACTCTGGTCAAACTGATCCAGCCGCATATCAAGTTGATGGTAAAGTTTACCAATTAGGTAGAGCACCAACAACTAATGCAACTGCATCTGCACAAAATGTTCCTGTTTTAAGATACTATAATTTCCATGGTATTTTCCCAACATCAGTTGCAGCAATTCCACTCGCTTATGATGCCAATAGTCAAATTGAAGAATTCCAAGTTGACTTCCAAGTTCAATGGTGGGAAGCATATAATGGTTCAAATGGAGTTGAAGTAAGATAATAAATAGATAAAAGTTAGTTCAAAACGTAATGGCTCTATTTGGTTTTTCAATTGACGACGGCTTTAAAAAGCCCAAGAAACAAGTGTCCCCCGTTCCGCCTAATAACGAGGACGGGGTTGACTACTATATTTCTTCGGGCTTTTATGGTCAATATGTAGATATTGAAGGTGTATATAAAACCGAATATGATTTGATTAAAAGATATCGTGAAATGGCTTTACATCCAGAAGCAGATAAAGCTATTGAAGATGTTGTAAACGAAGCTATTGTATCTGATCTTAATGATTCCCCAGTACAGATTGAATTATCAAACTTAAATGTAGACGAAAATATTAAAGGTATTATTCGTGATGAATTTCAATATATTAAAGAACTCATGGACTTTGATAAAAAGGCACATGAGATTTTTAGAAATTGGTATGTTGACGGTAGAGTATATTACCATAAAGTAATCGATCTTGACAATCCTCAAAATGGATTGCAAGAAATTAGATATATCGATTCATTAAAAATTAAATTTGTAAGAGAATTAAAGAAAAAAGATAATAGAAATGTTGTAGATATTCAAAATGTCAATACTCTTGCACGAGATATTGGTGTTGAAAAATTAGATTTTCCCGACATTGAAGAATACTTTGTATATACTCCAAAAAGTCAAGGATATTCTACGGGTGCTAGTGGATATGGTAAAGGTGTTAAATTAGCAAAAGATTCTGTAACTTATATTACATCAGGTCTTGTTGATCGCAACAAGATGACTGTGTTGTCATATTTACATAAGGCAATCAAGTCTCTCAATCAACTTCGCATGATTGAAGATTCTCTTGTCATTTATCGTTTGTCTCGTGCTCCAGAAAGAAGAATTTTCTACATTGATGTGGGCAATCTTCCTAAAATCAAGGCAGAACAATATCTTCGTGATGTTATGTCACGTTATAGAAATAAACTTGTCTATGATGCAAGCACTGGAGAAGTTCGTGATGATAAGAAGTTTACCAGCATGATGGAAGATTTCTGGCTACCACGTAGAGAAGGTGGTCGTGGAACAGAAATCACAACTCTTCCTGGCGGACAAAATCTTGGAGAACTTGCTGATATTGAATATTTCCAAAAGAAACTTTATAGATCTTTAGGTATTCCAGAATCAAGAATTGCTGCTGACGGCGGATTTAATCTTGGTAGATCTTCTGAAATTCTTAGAGATGAGATTATGTTCTCAAGATTTGTTGGAAGATTGAGAAAGAGATTTAGCAATGTTTTCCACGATCTTCTAAAAACACAACTTATTCTTAAAAATATTATCACTCCACAAGATTGGGAGTACATGAGTGATCATATTCAATATGATTACATCTATGATAATCATTTTGCAGAACTAAAAGAAACTGAGTTAATGAATGAAAGATTAACTCTTCTGCAACAAATTGAACCTTATGTTGGCAAATATTATTCCAATGAGTATGTGAGAAGAAAGATTTTACGTCAAACTGAAGATGAAATGATTGACATTGATTTTCAAATTGCAGGTGAACTTGAGATGGGAGTTATTGCTCCACCAACACCACCTACAGATCCTGAAACTGGAATGCCGATTGATTATGTTCAAAAGACTGGTCAAAGTCTTATTAAGAAAACTCAAAATCAAAATACTAAAGATCTTGAAATTGGTTTAGGAAAACCTGTTAAAGAGCCTCAACCAAGTGAAAAAGGAACAACAGTAAAAGCTCCGCAGGCAGACGGAGTACAAACTAACAAAACTAGCAAACTATAAATAATATAAGATTTTATAAGTAATTTTATGGATTCAAATGATTTTGTCGGAATGGTGATGTCTGATGCATCAGCAGCGGAATTAACCGATGCTGTTAAAGAACTTCTTTATAACAAAAGTGTATCGATGATTGATGATTTAAAGCCAATTATTGGTGCTCAAATATTTGATCCTACAGTAGAAGATTCCGAGGAATAAAATGGCATTAAAAATTGTTCAAACTTATACTCAGTTGGGTGCGGCAGCAGGAACTGCCACGACAACTGCTGGGATTGCATTAAAAACTGGTTACATTCGCGTATCAACTGCTTCTACTGGAGCATATCTTGAAATTGGAAATAATCCAGTTGCTACAGTAAATTCTTTCCACATGCCAACACAAAGCACTGAAATTTTAAAAGAAAGAATTGCTAGGCAAAAAATTGCAGGTATTACTACAGGAACTACTACTGTCATTTCGTTTTTTGAAAACGCAGGAAATCCTTTCTTAGTAAACGATTATGTTGCAATTGAAGGCGCGTCTACTGCTGGCATTAATACGACTCATACGCAAGTTTTGTCGGTAAGTCCATCTCAAATTGTAATTAATTTTAATAGCACTTCACTTGTAGGTGTAAGTGTTGGGAGCACTGCAATTGTTGCAAGAAGTATTAAAATTTCCGCAATGGGAACTAATGCTACTTCTCCAATCAGCATTGCTGAAGTACAAATTTCATCTCAAGCATAAGACATGAAACTCATCACCGAACAGATCGAAAACATTGAAGTTCTTACCGAAGAAAAAAATGGTAAGAAAAGTCTATACATTAGTGGCCCTTTTTTACAAGCAGAAATCACTAATCGCAATGGACGTTGCTATCCTTTCCCAATTTTAGAAAGAGAAGTTAAAAAGTATACCGATAAGTTTATTGCTCAAGGTAGAGCTTTAGGAGAACTCGGTCATCCAGATGGGCCAACTGTTAATTTAGACAGAGCCTCTCACATGATTACAAATCTTCAAGCTGAAGGCAATAACTTTATTGGAAAAGCAAAAATTCTTGATACTCCAATGGGTAATATTGCCAAGTCACTTTTAGATGAGGGCGTAAAACTTGGCGTTTCATCTAGAGGTATTGGTTCTATTATTGAAAGAAACGGTGTTAAATATGTCGGTGATGATTTTATGCTTTCAACTGCTGCTGATATTGTAGCAGATCCTTCCGCACCTGATGCATTTGTTCAGGGTATTATGGAAGGAAAAGAGTGGATTTGGAACAATGGTGTTCTTGCGGAAAAAACACTAAGAGAATTAAATTCATTAACTCCAACTGTTGATAAAAAAATCCGCGAAGAGCGTCTTCTCAAGGCGTTTAACAACTACTTGAGAAATTTATAATTTATAAATAAATATTAGAATAAAGATATTTACATTTTATTCGGAGAGTACAATGTCTGCTGGTAATTTACAAGAAATGGAATTAACGTCACAAGCCAAGCAATCCAAGACTGCGGTTAATGCTGGTGCTAAGCCTGCTGAGCCCATGCCATCGAATGCCGAATTCGTAGCTGGTGTTCCTGGTCAATCGATCACCGATCTTGGAGGCCCTACTCCTTATAACTATCGTTCTACCGACGATTCTTCTAAGTATGCTACACAAAACATTAAAACAGTTAGAGATGTAGTTAATGCTAAAGCTTCTAGAGCTGAAGAAGCTGAGTATGATGAAGATGAAGAAATTGTAGAAGAGAAGGCAGAGAAAGAGGGGCATGAAGATGCTGCTCAAGATAGAAAGATGATGAAGAAAATGAGAAAAGAGGAGACTGAAGAAGAAGGTGAAGCTCCTGAAGTTGAAGAAGAAGGTGAAGAGGAAGAGCTTGAGTTTAGCGTTGAAGAAGACGTAAAAGCAATCTTTGGCGACGAAGATCTTTCCGATGAATTTAAAGAAAGAGCAACTCTTGTATTTGAGTCAGCTCTTAGAGCAAAAGTTGCTGAAGCTGCTCAAATTATTGAGAAGCGTTATGAAGCTGCTCTAGAGGAAAATGTTGCTGCTATTGAAGCACAATTAACCGAAAGAGTAGATGCATATTTAGAGTACGCTGCTGGTGAATGGCTTGAAGAGAATGCTCTTCAAGTTGAGACTGGCATCAAAGCCCAACTTGCGGAGTCATTCATGACCAACCTCAAGGGGCTTTTTGAAGAGCATTATGTTTCAATCCCTGATGATAAATACGATGTACTTGAGAGCATGGTCTCAAAACTTGATGAAATGGAATCAAGACTCAACGAGCAAATCGGAAGAAATATTCAGTTAAATCAAAGACTTAGCGAATCCGTATCAGATGGAATTCTCTATGATGTCTCAAGAGGTCTCGCTGAGACCCAGAAGAGCAAGCTCGCAAGTCTGGCTGAAAGTGTTGAGTTCGTAAGTGAGGAAGACTATCGTGAGAAGCTGGAAGCACTAAGGGAGTCATACTTCCCAAGAAATCCAGTTACTCCAGAAAGAGAAGACGAAATGCTTGGCACTGAATCGGAAGTTGTTTCCGAATCAATGGATGCCTATCTAAAGGCAATTTCAAGATTTTCTAAGTGATTTTAAGATTATAAAGTAAACACTTTTTCCAAGACAGGAGAAACACGCAAATGTACAATTCACAACATTTGCAAGAAAAGTGGGCTCCTCTTCTAAATTGTGAAGGTCTTGATTCCATCAAGGACTCATATAAGAAGAGCGTTACCGCTATCTTGCTAGAAAACCAAGAAAAATTCCTTAAGGAAGAAAGAGGCTTTATTTCGGAAGCTAGCCCAACCATGTCAGCTGGAACTGGTGGTTTCGGTGGTGGTACTTATGGTACTGCTGCTGCAACTGGTCCTGTTGCTGGTTTCGACCCCGTTCTAATTAGCCTCATTCGCCGTTCAATGCCTCAGCTTATCGCTTATGATATCTGTGGCGTTCAGCCTATGACTGGCCCAACTGGTCTTATCTTTGCGATGAGAACCCGTTACGCTAACCAGTCTGGAACCGAAGCATTCTTCAACGAAGCTGATACCGCATTCTCGGGTCAGAACAAGCAGCAGACCCTTAGTGCTGGTTTCGCTGATGCTAATGCTGGTATCGGTACAACCACTCAGCGTGGTTCCAACCCTGCAATCCTCAATGACATCGGTGTTGTTGCTGGTATTGGTTCAACCGATTACAACGTCGGTGGTGGCATGGCTACTGGAGAGTCTGAAGCTCTCGGTGATAGCGGAACAAACACTTTCGCAGAAATGGCATTCTCGATCGAGAAAGTCACCGTTGCTGCAAAGTCAAGAGCACTCAAGGCTGAGTACAGCTTAGAGCTTGCACAAGACCTCAAGGCTATCCACGGTCTTGATGCTGAAGCTGAGCTTGCTAACATCCTCTCAACTGAAATCCTCGCTGAAATCAACAGAGAAGTTGTTAGAACCATCTACAAGATCGCTGAAGCTGGTGCTCAGACCAACACTGCTACCGCAGGCTATTTCGACCTCGACGTTGACTCCAACGGTCGTTGGTCAGTTGAGAAGTTCAAAGGTCTTCTCTTCCAGTTAGAGCGTGATGCTAACGCTATCGCTCAAAGAACTCGTAGAGGAAAGGGCAACACCATCATCTGCTCTGCTGATGTTGCGTCTGCTCTCACCATGGCTGGTGTACTTGATTACACCCCTGCCCTCAACGTAGGTCTTAATGTTGATGACACTGGTAACACCTTCGCTGGTGTTATCAACGGTAAGTATAAGGTTTATATCGATCCATATTCGGCTAACGTTTCTGCTCAGCAGTACTACGTTATCGGCTACAAGGGTCAGAATCCTTATGATGCTGGTCTCTTCTATTGCCCATACGTTCCTCTCCAAATGGTTCGTGCCGTTGGTCAGGACACCTTCCAGCCTAAGATTGGCTTCAAGACCCGTTATGGAATGGTTGCAAACCCATTCGCTGAGGGTACTAACCAAGGCTCAGGCGCTCTTCGTGTTAACGCCAACCGTTACTACAGAAGAGTACAGGTTACTAACTTGATGTGATTCACTCTCCGAATCTTCTGGGGCTCCTTCGGGAGCCCTTTTTTTATCTAAATAAAAATAAAAGATATGGCATTCCCAAATCAAGTATCCAATAGAAATTTTCTTTCTCCTATTGGATTTAAATTTATTCTTACAAAATATCCAAAGGTAGATTTTTTCAGCAATAAAGCGGGGATTCCTGGAATTAATCTTGGTGTTGCAATACAACCCACATATCTCAAAGACATTCCTGTCCCAGGCGATAAACTTGAATTTGGAGATTTTAGTTTATCATTTATTGTTGATGAGAATATGGAAAATTATTTGTCAATTTACGATTGGTTAATTGGACTTGGCTATCCAGAAAATGTAAAACAATTTGATGATTTACGTGCAGAAGATCGTTACTATCCTGATAGAGATAGTAGAGATATGTACAATCAATATTCTGATGGGGTTTTACAAATTTTAAATAGCAATTACCAACCAAAATTTCAAGTTAAGTTTAAGGACATGTTCCCAACTTCATTAACAACTTTGGATTTTGATGCCACTAATTCGGATTATACATATTTTACAGCGACTGTTACTTTCAAGTATACGGTTTTCCAAATACGAAATATGAATGATGCTATTCTATGAATTTTGAAATTATTCAGGAAATGTGGGAGAAAGATTCTGTAATTGATCCTGACAATTTACATTTAGAGTCTATTAAAATACCAATATTACACTCAAAATATTATAAAATTTATAATCAATTAAAAATTCAACAGAAAGAAGTACAGTATGAATTGAGTAAAATTAAAAGAGATAGGTACGAATATTACGGTGGAAAGGCTTCACCAGAAATTTACGCTGAAGATCCATTTCCATACAAAATACGCGACAAGGAAACTATGGGTCGCTATTTGGAAGCCGATGAAAAATTAAATAAATTCAAAGCAAAAAATGAATATCTTGAAATGATGATAAATTATATTGAAGACATTCTTAAGGTAATTTTGAATAGAACTTATCAAATTAAGAATGCAATCGAATTTATGCAATTTACAGCAGGATATAGTTGATGAGTCACTTAGTTATTTCAAAAAAGAATGAAGTTTATCTAAAGATCGAATCAGAACCTCACGTATTACAAGAACTTTCAGATAAATTTACTTTTGAAGTACCCAACGCAAAATTTATGCCTCAGTATCGAAGAAGATTTTGGGATGGGAAAATAAGATTATTTTCTACACATACTGGTGAAATATATGTTGGTCTTTTAGATAAAGTAATTGCATTTTGTGAGCAGCATAATTATACCTATGAATTTCGTGATAGTAAATTTTATGGTGTACCATTTGAAGTAAATGAAATGGTATCTCGTGAAGGGGTGTCTGATTACATGAAAAAAATTTCTAGGCACACGCCTAGGGATTATCAAGAAGATGCTGTGTATCGAGCATTGCGTTATAATAGAGGATTGATGATTTCTCCTACAGCATCAGGCAAGTCTTTGATGATTTATTCTGTGGTACGTTACTATGCAGAACGTGGACTGTCAATTTTAATTGTTGTTCCAACAACATCTCTGGTTGAACAAATGTTTAAAGATTTCCAAGACTATGGTTGGGATGCTCAAAATTATTGTCACAGGATTTATTCTGGCAGAGAAAAAAATAATGAAATGCCAATAACGATTACAACTTGGCAATCAATTTATAAATTGGAGAAAAATTGGTATTCAGGTTTTGATGTTGTAATTGGAGATGAGGCACATTTGTTTAAGTCTAAATCATTGATTGATATTATGACAAAACTCTTGGATTGTAAATATCGATTTGGATTTACTGGAACATTAGATGGAACACAAACACATAAGTGGATTTTAGAAGGTTTGTTTGGGCCTTCGTACAAAGTAACCAAAACAAAAGAATTAATTGATAAAGGTCACGTATCAAAGTTAGACATTAAAATTTTATTATTAAAGCATGAAGGTAAAAAATTTAATACTTATGAAGATGAAATTCAGTATTTGATAGCTCATCAAAAAAGAAATAATTTTATTAAAAATTTAAGCTTAGATCTTAAAGGGAATACATTAATCCTGTATAGTAGGGTTGACACCCATGGCAGGGTAATTTATGACATAATAAATAATAGCATAACTGATGAACGTAAAGTATTTTTTGTTTATGGTGGTGTTGACGCTGAAGAACGTGAAGAGGTAAGAAGGATTACAGAACTTGAAAATAATGCAATCATCATTGCTTCTTACGGAACATTTAGTACAGGCGTTAACATTAAAAATTTACACAACGTAATCTTTGCATCACCATCTAAATCCAGAATTAGAAATCTTCAAAGTATTGGTAGGGTATTAAGAAAAGGAAATCAGAAAGAAAAAGCAGTTCTTTATGACATCTCTGATGACATTTCATTAAAAAATTTAAGAAATTATACTCTCAATCATCTTATGGAAAGAATCAAAATCTATAATGAAGAATCCTTTAATTATGAAATTGTTACAGTTAATATGAAAAAATGATAGAAGACGATTTCTTAGCAGTATTAAAATTAAAGACAGGTGAAGAAATCATCAGCAATGTGTGTGCATGTGAAGATGAAGATTCTTTTATTTTAATTTTAGATAATCCAATTATTATGAAAGAACATGAAACTCCAATAGGAACCGTAGTACGTGTGGAACCATGGATCAAATTCTGTGGAGAGACAATGTTCTTTATTGATATGGATGATGTAATTACTATTAGTGAAGTTACAGATGAAAAGATAATATCAGTTCATGATCAATATGTAAAAGAATCTCTCTTAGGTTCAAACAAAGTTAAACCTACTAAAAGTATGGGGTACATATCAAAGTTAGAAGACTTTAGAAAAGACTTAGAGAAACTCTATAAATCTTCTAATAATTAATAGATATATTTTTATTAACCTTAGCAGAGTTATTCTAGCAGTTTTCAAGGGTCTTGTCAAGTCCCCCCATTTATGTTAGAATGGTAACTACTTACAGACTTAATCATGGCTAAAAAGAAATCCAACGCTGAGCACTACGTCAATAATAAAGAGTTTCTTCAGGCATTGTCTGATTTCAAATACTTAGTCAATCAAGCAAAGGATCGTGGATCTCCACGACCACGTATCCCACATTACATTGGTGAGTGTTTTCTTAAGATTGCCACTCATTTATCATATAAACCAAATTTTGTCAACTACATGTTCCGAGAGGATATGATTTGTGATGGTGTGGAGAACTGTGTTCAATATATTGATAACTTTGATATTAATCGTGGAAATCCTTTTGCATATTTTACTCAGATCATTTACTATGCGTTTCTTCGTAGAATTGAAAAAGAAAAGCGTCAGTTAGATATTAAAACTAAAATTTTGGAACAGTCTGGATTTGATGAAGTGTTTGTGTCGGATGGAAATATTTTAGATTCTAGTGATTCGGATTATAATACTATTAAGAGCAATGTCCATCAAAAAATGACTTATAACTGATGAAAGTCGCTATTATTACTGACCAACATTTCGGTCTTAAAAAAGGAAGTAAAATTTATCATGAGTACTTCCAAAAATTTTATGATCAAATCTTTTTCCCTACTTTAGAAAAAGAAAACATTTCAATGGTTTTTGATTTGGGAGATACCTTCGATAATCGTAAAGTCATTGATTTGTGGAGTCTTGATTGGGCAAAAAGAAATTATTATGATAAACTTGAAAAAATGAAAGTCCATGTTTGGACAGTGGTTGGAAATCATACAGCATATTATAAAAATACAAATGAGTTTAATACGATTAATGCAATTTTAAATAAGTATGACAATGTAACTAAAATCCACAATCCACAAGAGTTGGTCGTTGGTGATCTTCAAATTCTTTTTATTCCTTGGATTAATGAAGAAAATGAAGATATTACAATGAGGTTAATTAACAGCACTAAAGCAACAGTTGTTATGGGGCATTTAGAATTAAGTGGATTCTCAATGTATCGAGGAATGGTTCAAGAAACTGGACTAGATCCTCAAATCTTTTCAAGATTTAAAAGAGTTTTTTCTGGTCATTATCACACTCGTTCTAATAATGGAAAGATTTTTTATCTTGGAAATCCTTATCAAATATATTGGAATGATTGTGATGATACTAGAGGATTCCATATCTTTGATACAGAAACTTTAGAATTAACCTACATCAATAATACTTTTGAACTCTTTAAAAAAATTAATTATTCAGACACTAAACATCAGCTATTTGATTTCAGATCTTGTGCTGAAAAATATGTTAAATTGATAGTTGATAAAAAAACAAATCAAGCAAGATATGACGCATTTTTAGATAAACTACTCACATCTGACTGTCATGAAGTTAAAGTTATTGAAAATTATACAGTTAATGATGTTGAGGATGTTGACCTGGGGCAAATTGAAGATACTGTTTCAATATTAAATAAGTATGTTGAAGATTCTGAAATTTCTTTAAATAAAAAAACAATCATGTCATACATAAAAGAAATTTATAAAGAAGCTAGCGAGGTTGGATAATGTATGTCATTGCTTTGAAAGACAACGTTAGTGAAGGTTTATATGCAGTAGAGAATGAATATGGTGAAAAGGTGCTATACTTGTTCTCTGATGAAGATGACGCCGAACGTTATGCTGGTCTTTTAGAAGCAAATGATTATCCTGAATTGGAAGTTATTGAAGTAGAAGAAAAAAGAACTTTAAAAATATGTGAAGCTAACAATTATACTTATTTAATTATAGACTCTGACGATTTACTTATTCCCCCTGATTATCATGATTCTGTTCAAGACGATTAAATGGAAAAATTTTCTTAGCACTGGAAATCAGTGGACAGAAATTAATTTAAATGAATACGAAACAACATTAATAATTGGAACAAATGGTGCAGGTAAGTCAACTGTTCTTGATGCTCTTACGTTTGGGTTGTTTAATAAACCATTTAGAAAAATTAATAAGCCACAATTAATTAATTCTCAAAACGATAAGGATTGTTGCGTTGAAATTAAATTTAATGTTGGTAACAACGAGTATAAAGTTGTTCGTGGAATGAAACCAACGCTCTTTGAAATTTATAAAAATTCAGAGAAGCTTCCACAAAATGCTGATTCTAAAGATGATCAGAAATATTTGGAACAACATATTTTAAAATTAAATTACAAATCTTTTACACAAATTGTTGTGTTGGGATCAAGTAGTTTTGTTCCTTTTATGCAACTTCCTGCGGCTGGTCGTAGAGAAGTTATTGAGGATTTATTGGACATTAAAATATTTTCGTTTATGAATGATGTCATTAAAACGAAGATTAAAGATTCTAAAGATCAAATTAAAATTTTAGAACTTAAAGAAAGTGCCACTGAAGAAAAGATTGATATGCAGCAATCTTTTATCAATGAATTGCAAGAACGTGGGCAAAAGCAAATTGATGAAAAGGATTCAAAAATTATTGATCTTACAAATCAAATTGATCAAGTAGTAGAAGAAACTAAAGCAATTCAAGATGATTTAACTGATTCAACAAAAAATCTAGAATCATTTTCTAACCCAACAGAAAAACTTCGTAAGCTGGGAAATCTTAAGGGTAAAATATCTCAAAAAGTAGCAAGCATTACTTCTGAGCATAAATTCTTCACTGAAAATACGGTATGCCCTACCTGCACTCAGGGAATTGATGAAAGATTTCGCCTAGATAGAATAGCAGACGCTCAAAATAAAGCAAAGGAGTTGCGAACGGGTTATGAAGACCTGGAGAATGCAATTAAAGAGGAGGAAGAGAAAGAGCGTCAATTCATCGCCCTTTCTAAAGAGGTAACTTCATTAACATATGAAATTTCTCAAAACAATATTAAGATCTCTGGATATCAACAGCAAATCCGAGAATTACGATCAGAAATTCAAAAGATTGCCGAGCAACTTGAAAATCAAAATTTTGAGCATGACAAGTTAGAATCTTATCAGAGATCATTAAGTGAAATGCAAAACACTCTTTCCAAAAAGAAAGAGTCTATGGGATATTATGATTTCATCTATCTTTTGCTAAAAGATGGTGGAGTTAAGACCAAAATCATCAAACACTATTTGCCACTAATTAATCAGCAGGTTAATAAGTATTTGCAGATGTTGGATTTTTACATTAACTTCACCTTAGATGAAGAGTTTAATGAAAAAATTAAATCACCCATTCACGAAAACTTTTCGTATTCATCCTTCAGTGAAGGAGAAAAAATGAGAATAGATCTGGCACTTCTTTTCACTTGGAGAGAAGTTGCCAGACTTAAAAACTCTGCAAATACAAATCTTCTCATTATGGATGAAGTATTTGATAGTTCACTTGATGGTGTTGGAACCGAAGAGTTTTTGAAAATTATTCGATATATTATCAAAGATTCAAACATTTTTGTAATCTCACATAAAGATGGATTGCAGGACAAATTTAAAAATGTTATAAAATTTGATAAAGTCAAAGGCTTCAGTCGCATGATCTAAATACATTTACAATGAAACTATACTTATGCTTTCTACACAGTATCGTCTACGTTTGGAATTTATCTGCCAACGAATTGTAAATGGTGAAGAAGTTAAATTAGAAGATATGATTTGGGCAGATAAGTTAGCAAAAGCTAACCAATCCGCAGGCGAAATGTTAAGGAGAGCAAGGAGAGAAGCGTTAAATCCAGATATTCAAGAAGGTAGTCTGGACGATTTTATGAATAAAATGGATTTGGGTGATCCAGATCCATCAAATCATAAAAATGGATTTTCAAGTCCAGATGAAATTGTTGAATGGTTTCGTCAGGAGAAAACGGATGACTGGAGACAAAGAGATTGACAATACCCTATGGTATGATATGATCATCAATCAAACTTTTAAAACCAATGAAGATTCCGAACTGGCAGCACCACTCCAGAAAGGAGAAAAAGCGCCATCTCAAACCTCAAGCTCTACGTCAAGCTAAAGCACGAGCTAAAAACCTGATAGGACGGTTGAAAAACTGTCACAAGGACTCGCCTAAAGGCGGGTCTTTTTCGTATTATAGCTTCAGTTCAAACAAACTCTCATGGCTGTTAACTACGAAATCAAAGGTCAACTGGCACGACTGCTTGCTACAGAAGACCTCGTTGTAGAGCACAAGAAGGTCTCTACAGCGTGTTTTAACGTCCATACCCGTGTTTTGACCCTTCCCCTTTGGGAACGGGCTTCTAACGCCGTATACGACATGCTGGTGGCGCATGAGGTTGGTCATGCACTCTATACTCCCGATGAAGATTGGACTGAGCAGACAAAGATTCCTCAGTCTTATGTTAATATTGTTGAAGACGCTCGTATTGAGAAACTGATGAAGCGTCGTTATGCTGGTCTTGGTAAAACTTTTTATAATGGTTATAGTGAATTGTCCGATCAAGATTTCTTTGAACTTGGTGATGATGATTTGAGTACCTATAGTTTTCCTGATCGTGTCAATTTGTGGTTTAAGATTGGAAACTTCACCAATGTTCTGATCGAGCGTGGTGAAGAGATGGAAATTGTCAATTTGATTGCTGAAGCAGAAACTTTTGCAGATGTGTTGATTGCTGCAGAAGAAATGTATAAACTTTGTAAAAAAGAACAAAATCAGCAACAAGAACCTGTTACAGCTTCTTTCAACAAAGATAATAATAATGAAGTAGAAATTTTTGAAGATTCTGAACAAAAAACCGAACAAGAACCTTTTCAGGAAACTCAAGGTCAATCTGAATCTTCTTCGGATCAATCAAATGTGGAGAATGAAAAGAATGATGGAAACGTAGATCAAACTGGTGGTAAGCATGATGATCCTGAAATTAAAACAGATCAACGCTTGAAGGATGCAATCGAACAACTATCTTCGATGGATCCTTTCCATCAAGAAAATTCTTATATTGAATTTCCTACTTTGAAACTGAATACTATCATTGCTTCAAATAAAGATATCTACAATCACATTGACAACTATTGGAGTCAATATGAAAATGATGATGTCTTTAAATTTGTTGACAAAGAATATCACGAGTTCAAGCGTTCGGCACAGAAAGAAGTCAACTATCTGGTGAAAGAGTTTGAATGCCGCAAGGCAGCAGACTCCTATGCCCGTGCTACTACTGCCCGCACTGGTGTTCTGGATTGTTCCAAACTTCACACCTATAAGTACAACGAAGATCTTTTCAAGAAAGTTACAACTCTTGCTGAAGGCAAAAGTCATGGATTGATTTTTGTTTTGGATTGGTCTGGTTCAATGGATCGTGTTCTGTTGGATACGATCAAACAATTGTTTAACTTGGTTTGGTTTTGCAAGAAAGTTGCGATTCCTTTTGAAGTTTATGCTTTTACAAATGAGTGGAAACGTGTAACCTATGATGAAAACAATCGACCAGTGTTTCCTCAAAAAAATTGTGAAAAAGAAGCTGGTAAGTTTCACGTTCCTGAAGACTTCGCTTTGATGAACTTTTTTACAAATAAAACCAAATCATTTGAACTTGAAAAGCAAATGCTTTCGATTTATCGAATTGCTAAATTTTATCGTACTCGCTATGATACGACGTATTCAATTCCCGATCGTTTGTCTTTGTCTGGAACTCCTTTGAATGAAGCTATTATTTCTCTGAATGAAATCATCCCACAATTCCAACAACAAAACAAATTGCAAAAGGTACATACGATGATTCTTACTGATGGTGAAGCTCATGGTATGAATTATTGTGCTGAGTTTGAACGTAAGGAAAAGTATATTGGTGTTCGTGGTTTTAATCCTTCCACTTGTATGCTTCGTGATCGAAAAACTGGTAATGTTTATACTATGGATCGTAACCTGGATATGTGCGTTGGATTTACCGATATGCTTCTTCGTTATCTTCGCAATCGTTATCCTAATGTTAGTTTTATTGGAATGCGTGTTCTTGGTTCTGGTGAAGCCCATTCTTTCATGCGTCGCTTCCTTCGCCTAAACCAAGAAAAAATGGAGAAGCTTCAGCAAAATTGGAAAAAGCAAAAATCATTT